ATGTATAGCCATCTGAAGTACCATTAGTACCACCAGTGTTATTAAAGTAGTTTACTTTGATAATTTGACCAGGTATAAAGAATTGAGGCTGTACATCAGCTCCAACACCTTCATAATAATCAGCTGTTTTACCAAATACATTCTGTTTGTTTCCATTTTTAGAATAATCGGTAAAGAATGAAAAAGAATACACATTACCTTCAGCAGGTGTTATAGATGCACTATCAGGATTTGTTCCAGGAACCGATCCTCCTACAGCGCTATAATCTGCCATGTAAGCATATCTTTTTGAGTATGATGATCTTTTTTCTGTAAATTTGAACTGGGGATCATCTGTTGGTTTTTTAGAAACCATACTAACGAATCTAAAGAAAGGATCTTGAGCTAACGCTAATTCAGATATCATATCGCCGAAATTATATTTTCTACGCAATGCACCCGTATCTCGTTGTACCGAGCTTTCACCTCTCTCTATTGATCCGCCTGTATAATTACTACCAGTCACGTTCAATATATCAGACATTCGTCTATCTCCTTATGAGTTAAGTTTAGATAGACCTTTATAAAAACTTATATTAGTCTACCCAAACAGGTTATCTTTAGTATTATCGAATCCAAGAATGTTTTCAAAAACCTCTCTATCTTGAGATTTATGTCCGCTTCCTTGACTATTCGCTCCACTAGCAGATGTAGGCATACTTCGTACGTTTTTCATTTGGTTGATCATATCGTTCTGAGTTGATTCAGCTACGTTTTTCGCTGTTTTGTCTTTATTTAAAATAGTATGAATATCATCTAAAGTCATAGCATGAGTCTTTGCTTTCTCTTTAAAAGCAGCAAAATCATCTTCACTCATATTATGTTTCTTTATAAATGCTTCTTCATCCTTTTTTAATTGGGCAGCTTTAACTTGCTGATCTGCACGTTGCTTTTCTTGACTCAACATTTGACCTACTCTTTGTTGAACAATTCCATCAACATGCGCATTCATTACTTTAGCACTATCTGAATCAGGATCTGTTACAGCTTCTTGACCATCAAAGATAAAATCTTCATCAAGCTTTAACGATTTCTGAATAGATTCTGCTGGTGGA